CCCTGAGCTAGTGCAAGACCAGCACCTAGCAATCCTTGGATATTTGCAACATTCTGCTGCTTTTTCATCTGCTCAGGCGTGATAAGACCCATGCCAAGCAATCCCTCATAAGTTGTGGGAGCAGAAGAACCAAATACGTTAGGGATGTAATCTGTAATTGCCATATATCACCTAGATCAGCGAAACTTTGGGTATACCTACTTGGTATTGTGGTGCTGCTACTTGACTTGGACTACCACGCATTAGACCGGGAGACTGTAATTGCGGCTCACGTTGTTGCAATAGGCTTTGACCTGTTTGCATTGCCATTTGAGTTAATACTGGATTCTGTTGAGCATATTGCCCAAGTTCCTTTGCGCCAGCTCCTAACTTGTCAAAAAATGACATATTGGCAGCAGGATTACCAGCCATACCATAGCCAGTGTAACCACCAGCAGTGCCAGCAGCATTAGCCGCATCAAGAGCCAAATCAGCAGACAGTCCTTGATTTATAAGTGATGTAACATCAGCAGCAGCAGGAGCTACCTCAGCGGCTATTGGTGTAAAAGTTTGATTAAATGCGGCAACACCGGGCGTAGTTGTAGCAGCCGCATTACCAGCCATACCAAGTCCGGTAGTGCCAGCAGTGCTAGCAGTATTTGCAGCAGCATTGCCAAGGCTACCAAACCCAGTAAATGCACTCCCAGCACCACCAAGAACACCACCTAACAAAGCGCCCTGAAGCGGGTTTTTGCGGTTTGTCGCAGCACCTATAGCGGATCCAACAAGAATTGGAGCAGCAGCAGCACCCATTATTTGCCTCCCTGTGGAGTAGCTGTAGTCTTAGTCTCTAGTGGAGCGCCATAGAAGACATTAGCAGCCTGTTGTAGTCTTTGCATCGGAAGATCCTGAGCAGCCAATTGACCTTGCAGTGCTTGTTGTGCATAGCCCTCTTGAGCCTGACCTGCTTGCAATAGACGCTGAATATCTGCATAGTCAGCAGCAGCCATAGTCGGAGCAGCCTGAGCAGCTTGCATTTGTCTAGCTCTTTCAGCCTCAGCCGATTGATAAGCCAACTGACCGCCTTGTTCAGCCATAGCGCGAGCAAATACGTCTTGAGCGCGAGCTTCTTGTTCTGCCAAAGCACCAGATCCATAGCGACCCATTGAGGAGGCTTTAGACTGAAGACCTTGTACGCCTTCTGTGAACTGTTCTCTAGCTAGCCGGTTAGACTGCTCTAAAGCACCCGCTAGGAATGGATTAACGCCTCGTCCTTGAATCGTAGCTAGTTGCTCTGCCTGAGCAGCACCGACCAATGGAGAACCCATCTGAGCGCGTTGAGCCGCTTGCTGGATAGCCGCCTGAGAGAAGGCAGACTGTTCAGGAGCTAAGGTAGCAGGAGCTTGTGGCATTCCCTGATACAGCCGTTGAGCCTCGCCTAAACTGTACGTTATGTACGGCTTAAATTCTGGTGCTATTTCTGTTTTGGTCTCTTGTTGACCGCCGCCACCACCCATATCACACCTCGCATATCCATTTTCGAGGCCGGAATCCATAAGCCTTAGCCTTACGATTCCACCCCGGCCTATGACTAGCAAATGTTAAATATTTGACATTAGCATCTCTAGCCATATTTTTTATAAATTGTAAACCTTTTTGTACCACTTGATAATCATTTTCTAACGTCCATGCAGCCCAAACGTGCAATTCCTCGCCCATTGGTTGCAGAATAAAGAAGCCATAAAAATGGTTATTCTTTAGTACCACCCACAGCATTGCCTTTTGGTTCCAGCAATCTGTGTATACATCTTCAGGTATCCAGTTCTCAGGGCTTCTACCCTTAATCTTGTCTAAACCAGCCCGAATACTAGGCCACCATTTGCGGAGATCATCCACAGGAATATGTTTAAATTCTGTCATCCGACAATTATATAGCCATAGGTTTTATCTGCTGTATTGTTAGACCAATGCGTAAGAGTTGCACTGCCCTGCTGCTGAGATGAAACATAGACATTCGTTGTCGCACTAGGTGCTATGTATTGCATGGTTGCAATGGCACTAGGAATAGCTGGTCTAGTCGGGCTAGTGCTAGTCCCAAAATGCTCAAGTGAAACACCAATATCAGTAATTCTCCACATAATCTGAGCATAATCCCCTGCGTTCATTTCTAAAAAGAAATTCATAGCAGCAATCAGGTGAGAAGGATCGCCAGAGCTTTTTCTAGCTGGCAGATGAAACCGGCTATTAGACGCAGCAACGTCCGATCCATTCTTGCGGAACCAGATGTCTACGTCCTGACCATCATTCGTCGTATTCTTGAACTGTAGCGAAAATTGCAAGTTATAAAGACCGTAGTTTCTGACATTCAGCCTAGAACTATTGGATAGGTATACTCCGTTACTGTAATCAGTCGTATTAAAGGTAACTTCATACGCTGTTGTAGTATTAGCAGCAGTCTGGTCTGTAGTGTCCTGGAAAGCCCCGTAGGGAGCTGAATCAGCTTCAGCAGCCGCAGATACAGGAACCAAGAAAATCAGGCTGTCGTAGCCTATACGCTCGTCATAGAGAGTAGTTGTAGTGACATTGCCTGTTGCTAAGGTAATCAGACCCGTATTATTGGTCTTTCCGTCCATAATCCCACGAACGACCTCAGAAACAGCCCGTTGATCCCCTCCAAATGGCGGTAGTGTACGAAACTGAGTCATCGATTACCCTGTTTAACAACGTCAAACTCCAAACCAACCGCAGTCTCCCAGTTAGAACCACTAGGAGTCAGTCTCAAACGATGATATTCGCCATTAGACCGCAAACTCACACGGTTTTCTGCGTCAGCGGCTACATCTGAGCCAAATTCCACCTGTTCAGCAAGATTATCTCGGCTTGAAATAGCAATAGAACCCGTACCTTTGTCCACAATCGGCTTTGCCAGCATCACCGTAGACCGACCTACATCAATATCACCAGTTGTAATGATCGCAGTCTTAGGCTGACCAGAGAAAGCAACAATCTTCTGACCACTTACACCCGCAAATAGCAGTTGTCCACCAGCAAACACACGGGAATCCAGAGGAATATCAAGCGCATCAATGCTTGTGTTGTAGTTATCTACCTGCTCCAGAGTTGCTGAAGGTGTTAATACATAAGCAATTGATGTTGCTGTAGTCTCAGCATAAGACCACTTGTTCAAATCAATAGAGAACATCAGCAAATACTTGCCGCCAAACGTATTATTAAACTTCCAGATTACTAATTTATTAACAGGATCAACCGTAGCACTCATTCCTGAGGATATTTCGTTAGGAATAGCGTTATCAAAGAACCAGCGGTTTACTTTCTCAGTACCGATATTTTTCGTTGATTGACCATCGCAGACATAGAATCCATCGTCTGCAAGGAAATAGGTCAGGTTGCCATACTGAGCAATAGATCCGTTAGAAATACAGCCTAAAGATCGGCTAATAGCGTCAAACTGGAAAAAGAACGGAGAGCCAGCATAGCTCATCCGGTAGATAGCACGCTCTAGGAATACCAGACCATACTCACCACCTGCTAAACCAGTAATATCGCCACCGTCAGGAAGGATCTGGCTGTCAGCCTGAGAAGCAGCAGCAGGAGTCCAGTCTGTCTCATCATTCAAGTCTGACCAGTAAACCTTGCTCGTATCCGTACCATCGTTAGCCGCCACCACAAAGTCACGGACAACCGTTACGAACTTTGCAATAGGCGCAGATGCAGACAAATCACCAAAGTAAGTCGATGAATTCAGCGTCCATGATTGCAACTTATCCTGACCATTAGCTAGGATCATCGTAGGGCCAAACTGAGTTACGTCCCATCCCTCAACTGCGGTATATCCTGTTGTAGTCAGTGCATCCAAACTAGCATCATTGCTGTCAAACTTGTATATCTGAGTTGCACTAGCAGCAAATAGCGTACTAGCACCACCAAACTTACCAGCAAAGGTAATCAGCAGATTAGCGCCAGCAGCATCAGAATAATCAGCCTCACTCTTGATCGGAGCATAGCCGTTAGCAACGGGATAACAATTCTTAGCGTCTGTTATCGCCCCCATGACACCGGGCTGATCTGGCAACCACTCACCGAATATGATCTTTTGCATTTATTCCTCTGCTGGCAAAGGTTGGTTTCCTTCTTCAAGCCACTTCAGGTAAGCCTGATAGTCGGTGTTGGCGGGGTCGAAGGGGATGCAAGCTCCGTCTGAAAGTCTTTGTATTGAGTTGTAATTTGTAAGTTTGTACATTTACAGCTCCGAAGAAAAAATCATGCTTGATGCTTGTACTCGTCCGTCTGTAGTTGTATTTTGCTCAGTTGTTACACATTCAATGGTTGTTTGTATAACTGACCCAGATGGGCTTAATGTAGCTGTAGTAGTTGGACTTGCTCTTTTCTTGACTTTAAAAAAGTGTGTAAATCTAACATTTCCAGTACCATTTTGCGCCCCATAGTAGTGATCGCCTAAAGTTTCATAGTAGCGTTGGCATAACATTTCTTCCGTACCATACGGCCTGTAATCAAAGCTCGTGGCTGTACTGCCTTTTTCGAGTTGTACGCCGGTGATGTAGAAAGTTGCTCCGTTGGTGCTGACAACATTCGTTGATCCGGTTGCCGATGTGTACAACGCGCCAGCCCAAGCACCAGCAGTTCCAAGATAAGTCGAGCCAACACCAAGACCCAAATACAAATACAAACCAACACCGTTATTTGTAAGCCAAGTTCCTGATGTATCACCGGCTACCGTTACGGTTGCAGTTGTCCAAGTATTTGCACTAGCAACAGAATAGGTAAACGGGTATGAACGTGTACCCGCGCTATTTCTTAGTGCGCCACCAAAAGTTCCGGTTAGACTAGAATAAACACGGAAAGACAAAGTAACGGCCTGAGCGTTTGCAGTTCCCCATGCAAAATCAGCAACATTAAATCCTTCAATCGCTTGCCCAAGAATGTATTGATCGCCAGCAGCAACTGATGTTGCAGCTAAAGAAGTAACGCCAAGATAGTTAGTAAACCCTGCTGGCGGCGTGACTGACCCTGCATTCTGCTGTACTGAAAACTTGCTTGCGTTATTGCCATAAGCAAACCAACGATCAAGCGTGTATGTGTTTGCGCCTGTGTTTGTAATCGTCACACTTGCCCCAGCATTCCGCTGGTCGATGACCATAGCACCGTTGATAATGCGGTTCTTAAATCCAAATCCTGTCGCAGCAGTATTCTGAGTGCTGCCATCGTTAAACGTAAGACCGTTAGTGCCGTTAATGGTGACGCTCATTATTTGGCCTCCAATGCGGCTACTTTGGCCTGTAGTGTTTCAATCATTTGCTTACTCCTTAACAAGCCATCAGTACGCAAGGCACACAGTACGAACCATCGTTGTATGTGCAGGTAACATGATTGGATGTGACCTTCGCAACAGTCTTAGAGCGCACAATATCGTCGCCCTGTGGTTTGGCGGTGCCATCACCAGCGGACATCAATAAGTCACCTCGCTGGACAACTACGCCTTGAGCAATACGGATAATCATATCGCCGGTCATAGCTATGTTCATATCATAAGGATTGTCTTGATCGTCGTTATCCCAATTCACAAACACGCCAGCGACATTTATATCGCCTTCAACGTCAGATACTTTTGTGCGATTCAATTGTTCGTTTGGCAGCGGGTTGCCTTCTGCGTCAAACCACTCGCACATGTCGTCAAGGTTAGACAGCACTGTGCCTTTGACGATGGATTCGTCACGCTGACCGTTGAGCAATTGCGAATATCGAGCTAGGTGACCGCCGTTGTAAGAGACGGTTGTCCCTGAAACGGAGATCGTTCCTTCTATCGTCTGGTCTTGCTTAAACTCAACTAGTACCCCATCATTGGCTCCCCTGTTAAATGCGCCAACAACTTGACCATCTGAGCGTACATACAAAAATCCATTAGCTTCTTGGTAATACATCCCTGTACCAGAGGTAATGTCTTGGCCGGGTGTCGTGGTAGTGCCAACTACAAAATCCCCGCCGGAGGTGATACGGGCGCGTTCAGTAGTATTAGTGGATAGAGTTAAATAATTTGAGCCAGCAGCATTTATGTCTACGTTTCCAGATACTCCTGTAAGAACCATAGTTCCATCTACAGCAGGAACCGTAATAGTCTTATCAGATGCTGTATTAGCACCAGTTAGTATTACGCCACCACCAGAAGCTGTGTTTAACTTGATTGGCATATCAAATCCCTAGTGCTACTTTAATCTCGTCAGGTGTTGTAGCTGCGTCAATCTGTGTCTGGATAGCTGCGTACTTCTCACGGATAGCCTGACGCTGTGCCTCTGCGCCTTCTGCTGCACCGGGAATTTGCTTGGCAATAGCCTCATCAAAAGGCTTAAACTCCTCTGCTCTAGCAGCCCTACGCATATCATGACCAATGGCTTTGGCTTTGTTTACGTCAATTACGATGCCCATGACCAAGCTCCTCTAAAAGTACGGTCTGATGGCACTTCAGACACATCTACAATCTCAAACGGCTTGCCAGCAGGTACGTCCTTGGCAGCAATTTGCTCAATGGTTAAGCCACTGTTAGGGGCTGGAACAACAACGGCGACACCGCCGTCATCAGTTGGGTAAATTATGCGTGAGTTCATGGTTGTCCTTTTTATCGGAAAAATGTTGCAGTCATGTAGTCAACATCAAGAGCAGCAAAAGCTGTGTTTAGGGAGCTTAATCTACGACTTGTTGTTGATGGTGCAGTATCACCAGAAGTATTACAGAGTCTAAGTGTTCCTCCTGTAACTGCGCTAGTAACAGCAACTGCATAATTCGCATCAGACATTGCAGTGGTGAAATTGACCGTATAGTCACCCGTACCATTATCCGTAATACTGGATACATTGCCACTAGCACGAATAGCGACTGTACCTGTACCGTTAAAGTTCACCCAAGCCCTAGCCGCATAAATCGGAGCAGATCCACTCTGAGCGCCATCTAACTTAGCCGCAGTAATAGCAGCATTAGCAATATCAGCAGTCGTAATGGAACTATCAGGCAATCCACCTGCGGATAAACCTGTAATCGTGCCGCTACCGTCAATCGTTATTGGCATCTTATTGCCTCATCCAATTATCAGAACCTGCGTTTACATTCGTCCAAGTATTCGATCCAGCAGAAACTGGTGTCCATGTATCGCTACTTGTTCCTACATTCGTCCAATCGTTGCTACCTGCACTCTGCTCAGTCCAATTAGTCGCTTCAGGAGTTAAATCTGACCACTCCTCACCAATAATCTGACCATTCGCACTAATTATTGCCAGAGCATTAACATAACCAACACCAGCAAATATCGCATTAGCATTACACGTTACTGTTGCCAGAGCGTTAATACTTGCATCACCCTGATAAACAACACCACCATTAGCCGTTACAGTTGCAGTACCGTTAATTGATCCAGCACCAAACTGAATCCTAATTCCTGTCGCTGTAACTGTTGCTGTACCACTTACCGCAGCATTGCCAAATTGTACTCTTGTTGCATTAGCACTAACAGTAGCCGTTGCGTTTATTGCACCTGCACCGCTGAATATCGCTACACCAGCCGCTGTTACCGTAGCCTCTGTGAATACATTAGCTACACCAAAATTTAACCTACCGCCATTAGCCGTTACCGTAGCAGTACAGCTAATCGACCCTATCGCCATCCTTTGCCGTATACCAGCAGCAGATACCGAAGCAGTCGCATCTATACTCGCAGCACCAAATAACGTCGATCCACCTAGTGACGCATACGGAGACTGAGCGTAAGTGCTAATCCCAAACATTAGACAATCGTCCAGTTAGCGCCAGAAGGCACTGTAACCGTCACCCCGCTAGCAACCGTCGTATTCTTGCCGCTAATGCCCTCATAGCCGCTTGGAAACGTCATAGACGTACCTACCGTCTGGTTAGTCAGCAAAATGCCATTAGAAGCCGCTAAATGCAGCGCATAGGCCACATTGTCAGCATCCTCATGGACAGACTTGTCAGACGGATAGGTTACGAATACGTCCTTGCTATTCGCAGCAAAATTGATAGCAGACGTAGTGCCAGAGCTATTTGAGAGGATCGTGTTACGAGCTAGTGTCGTACCAGAAGCCGTATAAGTTCCGATACCGACTTCCCATGTACCAGCATTGGAATCAACAATGGCGTAATAGGTGGTGTTGCCATTACCTATGTCTGCAAATGAGCGAAAGCCAGCAGAAGCGCCAGCTAACGTCAATGTACCCGTACCGGATGTCGTACTGGTCTCTTTTATCCTATCCTTAACGACCAGAGGCATTTTCTACCCCTTATGCCAAGGTTACGGACAAGCTACCTGTTGCAATCTTAAAAATATCGCCTGAATCAATCGTCTTAGACGCATCCAAGGCTGTGTGATACAGCAGGTTGCCACCAGTAGAAGCATCCTCAATACCAATCCAGCCTACGGTTCCCCATGATCCTGTGGCTTGCGGGAACTCAACCGCAGCACTGTTGGTACTAACGCCATTACTGGGCGCACCAAAAGTAACAGCAGTACGAGCATAAGAACCACCAGAAACTTCTGTACCAGTATCAGCATCGGTTGGATCAGATGTATAAAGAGAAACATAAACAGTTGCAGGACTTGTGTAGCTCGTATTTCTCAAAGTAGCGTTAATGAGCGCATTTTCGAGATAGTTCGACATTTCTGCCATGATTTACCTCACGTTATAAGACATTGACATAGGTTGACCACTGTACTCACTAGACTGGTCAGAGTTAGAAATAGACGTTACAGCCCGGTCATACAGGGAAGCCCATACCTGCAATCTTGCATCGTTCATCAGATACGGTTCAGCCTCACCCAAAGCCGCATACAGCAAGGCATCAGGGCAGTTAGCCAAGAATACATTGCTAGCATTGCTATCACTTAGCAGTGGAGGTTTTGCGTAGTACAGCATCTGAGCCGTGTACGCAGTGTCAGGAATAGGGGCAAATTGAAGTTCTGAGGCCAGAACCGTGTAGGTTCTAGGGATACCAGACTCGGTAGCTCTGGTGCTGGCATAGAACGTATTAGGAGCCTCGTAAGACAAGGAGCTAATGGGATTCGTGTTCAGGTGAATATCCCGCATCTCCAAGAAGTCTGTAGGCAGTCCAACCGTAGAATCTCCACCAGTTGTAGAAGCCGTAGCTACCACCAACATCTGACGGATTCGCAGGTCTCGACGCAGACGCTCCTCAGCCAACCGGATAAAGTCTGGGATTACTGAAGTCAGATCACTACGAGCTAGGTAGTTCGCTATCGTAGTCTTTAGGTCACTGTAGCTCGTAAATGCCATGTCTATTTCCCGTTATTGTGCGCCTCTATAGCGCCTTCCTCTACATCTTCCCATCGATACTCGTAAGTACCAATGTGACCAATATGCTTTGAGAGACTGTGATCTACATGAGTCTGGAAACCAGCATCCAAGGCTTTGATGCAGAAATGCACATCCTCGCCAATGATCCCCTTTGATCCCCAACCCACATCAAACCAAGGCTTAGGAACCTTCTCAAAGACTTCCTTACGAATCATCACCACACCAAAACCAACCGCTGTGACAGGCTCTATGCCTTCCTTACCCATCGAATCTACCTTGTGCCAAGCGTGACGAATAATCTTGCCTTCATCATCCTTCTCTAACTCAAGATTCAACGCAGTCGGCAGTGTCGGCTTACGTCTTGTTACTGCATTGACCCCAACAATCGGAACCTCACGGCTTAACAAAATGTCAATCGTATCAGCCGGGAACCGCATATCTGAGTCAATAAACAGAACCGCATCACATCCCTCTTTGAGAGCAGCATCTACTAGCTTCTCCCTCTGATCGAATATCAGCGTTCCTGCCATCGTATAGAGCTTTAGCCCATTGCCATCTTTGGAACACCTGTGCTTAGAATCCCTGCCAACCATCTTGGCAAAGTCAAAAGCAAATGCAGTGTGAACCTCGTCCCTAGCTGGTACGCAAACTCCTACGTTCATTAGTTCCCCTTAGAGATAGTGCCACGATAAGTTTTCCAAACTGCATTATCGGGATTATTAAGCCAACTAGCAAACGCTGCGTCATCCACAATGCTAAAGCCCTTCATGATGCCCATCTTGTTCAAGTCATCAATGACCGTGAACGGGATTCTGGCTACATGATGCAGGTCTTTAAGATGCCCAGTCCTCTGCTTGTCGAACTCTAATTGAGCCTTGTTAGCCTCAATGATCTCCGATACATCCTGTTTAGTCTCAATGACGATACCGCCATCACCGTCTGCGTGTACTGCTGTATCTCTAAAGTTCATAAATCCTCGTAGAAAAGCCCCCAACCATAAGGTCAGGGGCTATTTCAATTACAGCGACATATTCAGGTCAGCAACGATACCGTGTGCGGCTTCGTTCTTAACCTCAAGTGTGCACTCAACCAAGATCTGAGTCTTGTCAGCATCGCCAGCCTTAGCCAGTTCGTTCGTCTGGAACGGACGCAGGTAAGCAATAGCTGCGTACTCAGGATCAAGGATCAGAGCCTCACGGGTACGCATGAAGCGGTTAGGAACCACCGACATATTGCCGAAATCACTGACATAGATGTCAGCAGCGCCGATAATTGTCGAAGGAGCAGCACCAGTCACGTTGAAACGAGTCTCAGCGATACCAGTGAACGAGCTAACCTTCTGCTTACCAGTTGCGCCAACCATCAGAACCTTAGGCGAACCACCGGAAACGAACACTTCTGCCACAACTTCTTTCAGCAGGGCTTCAGTGAAAGTACGGGTATTGCCATCGGTACGGGTAGATACGCCGATAGTCGTAGGATCGCCACCGTTAGTCTGAGCAGACGAGTTGGTCTTGATCCATGACAGCAGCGAACCCATCTTACGAGCGTTAGAACCGTCACCAGCCGAACGACCTTGGTTCGACAGCAGGATAGTTTCCAGATCGCGCTTGATCTCTTGCGAAGCCTTAGCCAACTGATAAGCCTTTTCAGACTTACGACCAGCCTTGTTCACTGTGTCCAGAGTGCCGGAGACCTTGATAGTCTTTTGCAGGATCTGGGTATAGTTACCAAGACGAACAGTCGGAGACAGGGTAGCGTCCGAAGCGTCAGCACCTTCAACAGCAGCGTTAGCGGTAGTAGCGGCTGCAAGGGTGTCGGTCTGCCACTCATGGTAGACAGCCGTAGCTTTCGTCTTGCCAATCGAAGACATGAAAGGAGTTTCGGTTGGGCTGATGTCATAGATAACATCGGTAAGGTCTTCACGCTGACCAATAGCGGTATGGGCGGTATAAGTTGCCATGATTACATTCCTTATAAGAATCGTTCAAATACACTTGCGGCATCAGCCACCCTTCCGGACGACTTAGCTCGCGCTTTAAGTTTCCTCAGTTCCTCGCTATTACTGTCTCGCGGCTTAGAAACACCAGGCTTAATCGCCTTAGGAGCCTCAGAAACCTTCTTGTTCACAGCAGGCTTGCTAGACTGTAGTTTGTCATATTGCATAGCCTTGTACAGCGTCAGAACTGCTCGGGAATCGAACACATTAGCCAATTCCTCGTCAGAGAACCCCATCTGCTTACCGAAACTGCGGATCTCCTTACGGAGTGTCTCGCCCTTGTCCGGATCAGCATACTCAGGTATCGCAGCAACTAGCTTCTCAGACTCAACAGCAATCGTCTGTCTCATCTGTTGTTGCCTGTCATATTCCTGCTGTTGCATGATGCGCTCACGCTCAGCACGAACCTGCGCTAACTGTTTCTCCTTCTGAGACATCTCAGCGACCTTCACGGCATAACCGATAGGATCAGTCTCTTTCAGGTAATCCAGATTCTCCACTTCCTGCGGTTGGTTCAACATCGACTCGATGATCTCCAACCTTTGCGCGTATTGATCGCGCATAGCCTTAGCCTCTTGAACCGCTTGGCGCTCGGCCTCAACCGCCTTGCGTTCCTCAGCTACAGCTTGCGATTTCTTAGTGTAATCTGTGCCAAGTTGATAAGACTTGATAAGCTCATCAAGGGTTACCTCCCGTTCTTCGCCAGCGGCTTTGACACGGAATTTCTGAGGCTCCTCTTGCTCATCCTCGCCATCTTCTTGTTCTACCTCTGACTCATCATAAGACTCATCAGATTCGGCCTCGCTATCGTTGGCCTCTGCTTGGAGTTCAGGTTGTTCCTGTTCGGAGCCTTCTTCCCCACCCATTAGACCCAAGATAGCGTTAGCTGCACCATCCACTGTTAACTCACCACTACCCTCAGGTGTCGTGTTTTGAGTATCGCTCATAAGTTTCCTAAATTATATCGGGAACCGCCCGATGCGGGTTACAAAATCTTCATCCTTTTCTCGTCAATCATCTTCTGAGCAGCGACGCTTTCAAGATAGGATTCAACGGATTCCAAGACTCGGAGGCGCATATACGCTTGTTCCCTAATCTCAGTCTCGCCATAGTTACTATTAACAAATTTGTTAAGTTCGTTGCCTCGGAGTTCTTCCATCATCTCCTGAAACATCGGCTCCCTTAGCAGGTTAATCGCCCACTGTGCTTTATCCACCAGTCAGGCTCCCCAGTTCCTTAATCGTCTTCAGGACAATCTCAGCCTGTTTGTTACGGGTTTGCTCGTCAGCCAAGTCCATAGCCAAAACCGCTTGCAGTTGCTGGACTGCTAACTGAGCTTCTTTAATCCGAATGTCAGCCTGATCCTTCTGATTCTTCATCTGCATCTCAATACCCTTGCGGGTGAACTCAGCCTCTAGCGACTGACGTTCCAGATCCAGCTTGGCAGCATCAATCTGCGCCTTGGCCTGTGTCTTCTCACGCTCAACCTGCGCCAACATCTGCGCCACTTCTGCCTGTGCATCTGGCGCTGGTGGCTTGGGCTGAGACAACTGAGCATCCATCTCAGGCGTAATCTCGTTCATGAAGGCATCAGCATCCTTAAACCCTGCGGCCTCAATGAATCTTGCCAATGTGTTACGGTATTGACCAATAGAAACCAGAGGATTCGATGGGCCGTAAGCCTGAATAATCTGCTCTTGCTTGGCAAGGATCATCTGGAGCATAGCCAGTTTCTGATCCCGGTCACCAGCACCAAGACCTACGTTAATTGATACATCGTACTCATTTGACCATGTACGAGGATCAAAGGTCACATACTTGCCACGCATACGGACAATCTTTGGCTTATCCTGATACTTGCCCAACAGCCGCAGGATCCCCTTAAACAAGCTCTTAACGCCTGTCTCAGCAAAGATACGGGCAATCAACTCCAGCTTGCCAGAGTTCGACTTCATCATCGCAGCTACAGCCGCAGCCGTAACGTTAGACAGGACATCGGGATCAAGACCCTGCTGTGCGTCATTGACACCAGTACGACGAGCCTGAATCTCATCCATGTACTGCAACATTGGTTGAGCCTGACCAAAGGTAGACTGAACCTGAAGCGGAACCAGAGCATTAGGGTTCTTCATCCGGACAATACCACCGGGCGTAGCGTTCAGCAGGTCATCCAGATTCACCTGACCATCAACAGCGCCAACACGGTTATTGTTCGTCAGATAGAGATTATCAAGAGACTGACGGGTAATAGTGGACTTGATAAGCTGGATGTCCATAGTCCGATCTGCCAGCGACTGTCCGAAGAACTTATGCGGAATAGGTATAGGGCAGATACTATGGAACGGGATATAGTCACATTCTTCATCTTCGAGTATTTCCGATCCGCAATAAACAATCCTACGCAACTCAGCGAGGCCATCTCCATCCTCGTCAATGCGGATATAGCACTCGTATACCTCAACCGTCTGCATAGCAGGATCAAGGCTTTGCTGCTCGTCTGGCTGTTCCCCTTGGTCAAATCGAGCTACGCGCTCAGGGCTAAACGTCAGATCATCATAAGAAGGTAGCTCATCTACGATGTCTTTGTCGTAGCCCATTGCAATCAATTCTGACCGCTGCATGAGCTTTCGGTGAGCTACAAAAGGAGCATTCTCAATCTCACGTGCTGCCTTGGAAATAAGAAACTCCTCAGGAGGAACATTCTCAATCTTTACGCAACCGTACTTCTTTACCCGCTTGACAGTCACCGAATAGGACGGAGCCTCAATAGGCATACCCATCATATCCATACCAGCAGGAACCATCTCTACGCTCTGCTTGACCACTTCCAGCGACTCATCCGACAGGAGCAAGGCTAGCTCATCCTCTGTCAGATTCTCGTATTTCTCTTTGGTAACGTCTTCCTTGGCATCCCAATAAGACTTAACCACACCAACCTTTTGCAGCAGGGCATCCTTGAACCAGTTGTGTAGGATCAACAAACCCTCGTTCTCACGGTAGAACACCCAGTTACAGTAATCTGTGGCCTGTTTAGCAGACTCCTCGTCATTGGCTGACGTAGGTTCAAAATAGACAATATCCTCAGTAGTCGTAAAGACTCGGATAAGTTGTGGCAGCGCACCATCGATAGCCTCGGCAACCTCACCAGTAACGATCTGGCTGCGGCCTTCTACCTCATTGCCATAAGGATTACGCAGGTAGTAATCCAAAGCTCTACGGCGGTCTTCTGTAGTTTCTGTCTCAATGTAGCCGATTGAGTTATCTATTTCGGCTTCAAGTATGCCCTTGATCTGGCCTTCATCCATCTTCATAGCAAGCCCTTACAGGAATTTTGCTTATTATACAACCCATTTAGCATTGATAGGCAAATCCGTTGACCATGAATCGTCGCTCTCGTCAAGCCCAATTGCCAAGTATCTGAAGGCATCTGCGTAATGGCTAGACCAGTCGTGCAGTGGCTTATCGTAGAACACCTGTTGCTTCTCGTTATATTCCCGACGATAGTTGCGGATAGCGTCCAGTCCCGGCTTAGTCTTGTGGTCAAACCAGCATCTAGGCAACAAGCGTCTGACAGCCTGAATCCCGTCAGCTACAGATAGTCGAGGCGCAACCGTAATCTCTAGCCCTGCCTCTTGCAAGACCTCCTTACGGCTGCGACCAGTGCCTAGCTCCCTTACCTCAACGTCATGCGGAAGTATTTGCGAGAAGCCCTCGTAGCGGTTCTCCCTGAGCCATGATACATACCAGTCCAGACCGACTCCGTGATTCTCGACGCAATCGATAAGCCGCACTTCCTTGCCAGCCAACTGAGCCACCCATAGACAAGTAGAGTCACCCATACCAAGATCCCAAGCAACAAAAGACTTGCAAAGGTCATCCCGGTCAATAGTCGTGATCCTAGACTTGGCTTCGAGATCGTTAATAATCTGACCATAATAACTACCCTCAACCGCTGCGTTAAAGGAACACTCAAACTCCTGAGCGTACTTGTCCTCGCCCATCTCCTTACGAGCGCCCCAGAGTTCTTTGTCGCTAAGGATGCCTGTCTCGCTAGCTCTGAACTCAAGCAGTTTCCAGCCTTCCGCTGTCTGTGCGCGATCCCTAAAGTCAGCAAAGTGGTTCTTACCCTTAGGCGTACCAATGAAGAGACACCACGTAGGAGCATCGTCTGTGTTCCTATCTGCTAACGCTGGTCTGATGACCTCGTTCCAGATCTTAGGGTTTTGATCTCCGATCTCATCCAAGACCACACCGTCAAAATACTGACCACGGAGAGAGTCAGCGTTATCAGAGCCGTAAAGACTAATCCGTCTTCCCCAGAAGTCAACCCGTAATTCAGAGATGTTTGCAGTAGCTCCCAAAGGACGAGTAAACTCAAGCAAGTAATCCCAAGCGACACGCTTAGACTGAGCGTATGTAGGGGCAATGTACGCAAAACGAGGATTAGGCTTCTTGCACTCAATGGCAGCCTTTATCAGGTGATTGATGGCACTTACAGTCTTGCCCATACGACGATGAGCCACTACGACAGTAAACCTGTGGGTATCTACGGCCTCATGGATAGCTAGTTGCTGCTCCCTTGGCTTGTAAGGAATGACTACTTCAGCCATGAAACAACGTGTTGTTGTGCGCCACCGTCTGCGCCAGTAATCTCTTGTTTCTGTGTCTCAGCCCAACGCATCTGAGCCTTAGTCCACCAAATCAACGCAGTCGTATCGCCTGATTGCGCCTTGTTAAACAGCGTCTTAGCTATCTGTGCGCTGGCCTTAGCCTTGCCCAAATCAAGCTCAGTGCGGTAATGCTTACGCAACGTCTTATCATCTATGCCGATAAGCGCACCTATCTGCTCATGAGGCAAGCCTAATCCAGCCGATGTTTCAACTAATCGTTTGTTTTCCTCTGTTGCAATATGTTCATTCATTTTCTTAAGGGGAAATGTTAATCATTAGTCAATAATACAGCCTTTTTGCCGGTGAAGTCTTCCCATCGCTTAACTATTACATCACAGTATTTTGGATCAAGTTCCATTAATCTTGCATGCCGACCATTTTTCTCGGCAGCAATCATAGTTGTTCCAGAACCGCCAAAACTATCTAAAACAATATCGCCGCCTTTTGTATTGTTAAGCATTTGATATTCAAATAACTCAACAGGCTTCATCGTTGGATGTTCGCCATTTCGTGATGGTTTATCAAACTCAAGGATAGTGGTTTGTTTTCTATCGGCAGACCACAAATGCGCTGCGCCTTCTTTCCATCCATAAAGGCAAGGCTCGTGCCGCCAATGGTAATCCTGCCGCCCCATTACAAGGCTGGATTTTTTCCAAATTAGGCATTGTCGCACCGTCCAACCAGCATCTTTAGCTGCGCCTCGGAAATTGTAGCCCTCCGAATCAGCGTGCCAAATATAAAAAACAGCTCCCGGTTTCATTACTACGTCAGCGGCCACATAAGAATCGCGCAAAAATTGCCGAAATTGATCGTCAGCCATGTTGTCGTTTTGAATTTTTAAGCCATTGCTTCCTTCATAAGCCACGTTATAAGGTGGATCGGTCAACCACATATCCACAAGTTGCCCACCGCACAATGTTTCAATGTCGGCAATGCTCGTACTATCCCCACACATTAACCGATGATTGCCAAGTTGATAAATATCCCCTAGCTTAGTCTTTGGCTCTTCTGGTATATCAGGAACCGCATCCTCATCTGTCAACCCGTCTACTTGCTCAGGCTCCAGCAGGTTATCTAGCTCTTTCGGATCAAAACCAAGAATATCTAAACTAAATCCGGCTTCCTTTAGATCAGAAAGCTCTAGCGTCAGCATTGACGTATCCCAACCAGCGTTCATAGCTAGTTGATTGTCAGCAATAACA